CTATTGCGCTTGCTACACCTTCAACTGCGGGACTAATGGCGGCGGCAGACAAAACGGATCTCGCAACGGTCAAAACGAAAGTGACGGCGTTAGAGGATTTTTTGGGATACATGCCGATTAACGGCGGCACATTTGATGGTAACGATCCGACTGGGCCCGTTATAGACGGCGGAATATATTAAGGGGGAATTTTAAAATGCCAATTATTAAAATTAAACGTGGACTCTCTGCGAATGTATCAACCCTGACACTGGAAGCCGGGGAGCTAGCGCTTGCAACAGATACTGGAAAACTTTATGCAGGAAACGGTACGGGGCGCGTATTACTCAACCCGGATCAAGCCGCAGCGGAGACGGCGGTTAAATTGCAGACATCCCGGACAATCTCAATCACGGGCGACGGAACAGGCTCCGCGTCCTTTGATGGATCGGCTAATGCACCTATTACACTAGTACTTGCTAATACTGGAGTTGCCGCTGGAACTTACACTAAATTAACTGTTGATTCCAAGGGACGTATCACATCTGCGGTGCAACTCACGGCAGCAGATATTCCAAACTTGACACTTACAAAAATTACAGATGCAGGTACAGCTGCTAGTAAAAATACCGGAACAGCAGTAGGAAATGTTCCGATTATCGGTGCAAATGGCAAGCTTGACGATAGTATAATGCCACCACTAGCAATCGTTGAACCTTTTGTAGTGGCATCTCAAGCAGCAATGCTTGCTCTTGATTTCCAAATGGGCGATATTGCCATTCGTACAGATATTAATAAGACATATATCCTTAAATCTACTCCGGCTTCGACGTTAGCAAATTGGTTGGAGATACTTGCACCGACCGCTGCAGTATCGTCCGTTGCTGGTAGGATTGGTGCAGTGACACTATCTGCATCTGACGTCGGGCTGGGTAACGTGACAAACGTAGCTCAAGCGCCTGCGACACATGTGGGAGCAAGTGGTAGCGGTGCGCACCCGGATGCTACAACTGGCGCTTCAGGCTTTATGACGGTGACGATGGTAACCAAGCTTAATGGCATTGCAACTGGAGCGACTGTCAACCGTACGCAAGCCTCGCAAGCACAGGCTGAGGCAGGAATTGATAACACAACCGATATGTCACCATTACGTGTATCGCAAGCTATCTCGGCATTAGCTTTAACATCTTCATCTACAATAGACGGCGGTACATTTTAAGGAGGTGCACTATGGCAAATAAGATACAGATTATGCGCGGTACTAAAGTCCAATTGGTTGCCAAGGGCAGTCTTAGTGTTGCGGAACTTGGCTATACCACAGATAGCAAAGATTTATTTATCGGCAATGATTCTGGTGGGGATACGCAGTTTCTTTCTGCAGGGAACATTCCTTACAACGTATATCGACAAGCGATAATAAACGGCAACTTTGATGTGTGGCAGAGAGGAAAGGTTATTAATAATCCTGCATTCGGAGCTTATTTAGCGGATAGGTTTTTAATATCTTGGCTGACGGATGGAGGTACGTACCCAGTTAATATCGCTCACTTAAGATTGGATTTAACTCCTTCGGAATTACCTAGTGCGAAATACGCATACAGGGTAAATACTGACGGAGCAGGGAGTGGTTATATTCCTAAGGCGTCCTATGGGATTTTCCAACGTATAGAAAACGGTACGGCTTTTCTTTGTGGAGCGGGGAAAAAGCTAACATTAACTTTTTGGGCGCGATCAAATATCGCAGGGAAAAGAATCGGAGTCAGTTTTTCTCAACGATATGGCTCGGGTGGATCGCCATCTGCCCCAGAAGTCATTACAGGACAAGTAATCAATCTATCCGCAGCATGGACGAAATACAAGATCACGATTAATACTAATACATTGTCCGGAAAAGCCTTCGGATCCAATAATGATGACTATTTACAAGTAGGCTTTTATTATCAATGGGGTACTGACATAGCCACGGAACATCTCGGTGGGGGAATTGCAGAGACGTTCCGTAGTGCAGGTAACATCGATATTGCTCAAGTTCAACTAGTGTCCGGTGATGTGGAAATGCCATATCAACCGCGGGTACTTTCCGAAGAATTGTCGTTATGTCAACGTTATTATCAACAACGCTCTATTAATAATGCAAGTCCTTATGACATAAGACCATCGATGCGCATTTCGCCAACGGTTACCGGAAGCACATCGCCATATCATTATGACGCAGAAATATAAGGAGGACGCTATGGACGGATATAAGCACTATATACGATTAGATGAGAGTGATCTTATTGTCAAACGCTTATCAACAGCATTTGAGCAACCTATAGAAACTGACATTTGCGTTAATGAAAACGCCAGCAGACATTACAATGATACCGTTACAAACGAGCGTGGTCAGTATATAGCTAAATGGATTGATGGCGTAGAGGTAGAACGGTCCGATCAGGAACTTGTGGATGAATGGAATCAAAACTTGTTAGACAACCCACCACCTAAAACCATCTACGAAGAAATTGGAGACCTCAAGACACAAAATGCCGAAATAATACTTTCGCTCGTAATGAACGATATAATGTAGGGGGGTACCTATGAATTGGTTTAAGACTATTAAAGAGTTTTATGATACAGATCGTTATACAAAAGAGAAATTGGGTGTATTTGTTATGAAAGAAAAGATTACAACGGTACAATATCAAGAAATTACAGGAGTTGTTTACCCTTCTTAAAATCGCATTAGATATATGTTTTTAAAAACGTCATACCATGTTTCGATAGTCTAATTAAACTATTGATAAGTTGAGTCAGTTTATTTAAACTGAACCCAAATACATTAGGAGGATTAAATGAAAAATACAATTAAAAAAATCGGAGGGATTGTAAATAGATCTCCTGCGCATGGGGAAACTATAAACGCACTTGATGGTATAAGGGCTCTTGCTGTGTTATTAGTATTGGCGAGTCATACTGATGGATTTCATCTTACAGGGCAAGGCTCTATAGGGGTATGGTTATTTTTTGTATTAAGCGGTTTTCTATTAGCTCTCCCATTTGCGAACAATCCTGTAAAAGCAAATTCATTTGTTGGAATATTAGAATTTGCATTCAGAAGATTGAAGAGAATATTGCCTATGTATTTCATAGCGCTAGTTCTTTTTTATTTTCTTTATCCAGGATTTATAACAGATTTTAAAGAATTAGCCAAGCATTTTTTGTTTATAAATGCCAATGGACATTTTTGGAGTACACAACAGGAAATGGTTTTTTATTTATTCATGCCCGCTCTTTTATACCTTAGTTATTTAATATCTAAGATTGTAGTGAAAGGTAATAAAGTAATTATAGGATGTTTACTTCTGATACTGGCATTGATACTTAATAAATATTTGACTATCTCAGTTTTTTACTTGTTAGGCAACTATAAAGAGCAACCTTTTTATATTGCTATATTTTTAACAGGTATGGCTTTAGCTTATTTTTACTCTCATTTTAAATCTAGTGAATATCTAGAAAATAAAAAAATTAAATATTCATTGAATACATTGGCTGTTAGCATTCTTATAATATTTTTTATTTCAGCGAAATACTATAAGGATAAAATTGGCTTAATAGCTAATGTGGATTATCTAGGTTGGGAGTATCCGTTGGCATTTGCATTCTTAAGCGGAATGCTGATTTTATCCATCACATTAAACAGAGATGGACTACTAAACAAAATATTTTCGTCAAGAGTGCTCCGATCGATAGGTGTTGTTAGCTACAGTATGTATCTGATTCATTACCTACTACTGCATTATTTATCTGAATATATACTCAACAATAATATTCTTTTCTTCGTATTAACATTTCTAACTTATCTGGTATCCTCTGTAACGTATTACTATATTGAGAGACCCTTCATAAAACTGAAGGTAACTTTCCGAAAGGAAACAAATTTAATTAATGTGCAGCAGGACCAAATTGTTCACTAAGCAATACAAAGGAGAGCCTCCAACTATGGAAGGCTCTCCTTTGTATTGGGAGGCAATGAAAATCTTTAAAAAATATTGAGCTTGTGAACATGGAGTTAAGAATATAATATACACAAACCAATACTATATAAAAAGTAAATCAAAGCAATATCTAATTTACAATAATTATTGTAAAGGGAGGATTTGATTGAAGAATAAAAAGATTTGGCTAGGTATAGCGTTAATATTCATAGTTCTTTTCTTTTTTATTAACTCAGACAAATCTTTTGAGAAGCAAGCTAGAGAGGCTTATGACTTCATAGAACAAGACTTTATAAACAAAATTCCAGTAGGTGAAATGAACGAAGATGCAATACATTGGGTCCATAATCAAAGTTTAGAAAGTGAAAAAAATCCAGAGAAATTTACCGAAAGAGAAATCAGAATAATTAATAATCTAGGTACTATGTTATTCCTTGTGAGTATACTGAATGGATTAGAATATCGTGATAGGGAAATAGAGGAGCAATATTACGATGTTCGGGACACAATTATGCAAGCTTTATTCGAAGGTAATTGAATATTAGTATCTATTATGATTAATTTTATGAAGAAACGTGAGACCTGTTCTGAAATAACTAAACTGAATAACACGTAAAGCACGTTCTTAATGGAGCGTGTTTTTATTTTGCCCTCGGATACCGGGGCTTTTTTTACGTGAGGAAAAATTTCCTTAGGAGAAAGAAGGTTTAGAATGGACTTTTTGCAGTCATACGATAAAAATATGATTCCAACTGGGGTATTAGTGAATTCATTCGATATAACTAGAAAACGACGGATTAACTCCGATTACGAAATCCAATTTTTAGTTCCAATGACATCCGAAGACTATCAAGAAAAGTTAATGATCAAGGGTCATATTAAGGATGAACAGGGTCAATTCTACGTTATCAATAGCAGATCCAGAGTAAGAGAAGACAGGAAACTAACTGCTTCAATCATGTGTACACATGTGATGTTTAAACTAACAGATTTCAAGTTTCCATATTCTTTATATATTGATGAGGCTTACGGTGTTCCTATTTCTCGACTGACCAATCTAATAACTGAGGCAACTGGCGGGAGATTCACCTTTTCAATTGATGATACTTTTGATCTTCATGACGTAGAAGATTTTGGACAAGGGAATTGCCTTCAGGCACTAAATAAGATCGTGGAGATGTACGGATGCGAAATTGAGCCGGATAACTTTGTAATCCACCTTAAGAAAATAATTGGGACGGATAACGGTCTTCAGTATCGTATCAAGAAGAACATCATTTCAGATCAATTTAAGGATGATGCAAGTTCGCTTGTAACGCGCCTATTTTGCCAAATGAAAGATGGTAGAACATGGATAGGTGAATCAGCCTCAATCTTAACAAATGAGGAGAGAGCACTTCTAGAGGCTGTACCTGGGGCAATTGTTAATGGTGTGTTACATGTGAATTATCTAATTTCCCCTTATGCCTCCACGTGGGCAAGCAATTCAGTCCCATACTTTGATGGTGAAATTATAGTGCAAGATATAGAAAGTATCTCGGATCTATTGGAAGTATCCCGAAAGACTTTAAGAGAAAAGGAAATCCCAACATTTGAAGTCACTGCTGATGGTGCGGATTTGTTCAAGATTGATAAAGAAGAAACTAAACCCAATCTTGGAGATACAGCCTATTGCTATGATCCAAATATGGAAATGAAAAATCTAAAGGCAAGAATAACTGAGCTCACAGAATATCCTTTCACCAAAGAGAAACACGCTCAGGTTACCATAGCAAATGTGATGTTAAGAGATTATGACGATATCATTGCAGATCTAGACAAAAGCAAGAAGCTAGTTGACAACCTATATTCTAACGGACGAATCCGAACAGAACTTTTTGAAGCTGTAGCTAAGCAAGTCATTACAGATATTAATAACTCAAAAACAGAATTGATATATCCGCCTGACGGCGGAATATTGGCGCAAGAAAAGACAAATCACCTAGAACAAGTCAGGCTTACTTCCAAAGGGTTAGGTATCTCAACTGATGGATGGAATTCGGTACGATCCGCAGTGACAGCACGTGGAGTTTTAGCCGAGACTGTTATAGGTCAATTTGGTAGCTTTGTTTCTATGCTTATCGGCACTGGAAATGCAGTCACTCAAATCAATACCAATGGGATTGCAGCGGGACACGCAAATTTTAATGAAGCGCCTTTTAGAGTAGATATGGCAGGAAATCTAGTTGCCAATAAATTGACTGCAAACTCAGCATCCATTGCAAATTCGAACTTCTCAGGCGGAGCTATAGTTGGTTCGTCAATTAATGTAGGCAATGGTAAATTTGTCGTTAACTCATCAGGCAGTGTATATGCAGGGGATGGAACATTCCAAGGAACCATTAACGCTAAAGGTGGAACTTTTGAAGGAAACATTTATTCTAGTGGTGAGATACTTGGCGGAACGATTACGGGGGCTCTTCTTAGAACAAGTGCTGGAGGCGAGAGAGTAGAGGTTAGTTCGGGAGGATTGAGATCCTATGACTCTAGCGGAGTCAAGCGGGTAACAATTTCGAATGATGGTTTACACAGATATTCGGGTATAGGTTTTTGGTCACCAAGTGGAGCAGAGAGAGCGGGGATGTACGCTGAAGAATATCTTTCATTTCTATATGCTCAGGGACCACTTCAGATTCTTTCATTTGGAGATCGGGTGTTCTTTGCTGGCTTAGTTGATTTTTCAAGTGCATCAAATGTTTATGGCTTACAAAAGTCAAGCATCAATGGCTTACAATCAGATTTAGATGATAAAGCAAATTCAAATTCAGTTGCATCCAACATGACATTTGACGCAACTTCAAGAAACCTTAAGTTATGGAGTGCGTCTGGGTCATTGCTAGCACAAGTAAACATTCCGAAGTAAAGATTGAAACTTTTATACTTTTGTGACGATAATATAGATAAGAATCTTTGTAAAAGGAGTGTTAGCCTTGAAAAAGTTTATATCTGGAGTTATCGTAGGGGTTTTGTTGTTTGCAGGGGCTTCAGTCTTTGCTGATGGTGCAGGAATTTTTGGTAAAAAAATATCAGGAATATATACGATAGAGATGAACGGTAAAAAGATTGCAGATGCAGGGATCATTGATGGGTCAGCTTACGCACCTGTTCGAGCTGTTTCTGAAGCGGCTGGAGTTACATTCAAGGTTGATCCGGAAAGGAAGAAAATCATTATGAACACGGATGGAACAAGTACACAAATTTCAGAAGAAGTTAGTGTGAAGATAAGCACTCTTAAAGCTTCTATATCCACATATCAATCTAATATTGATTCAACCAAAGAACATGAAATCGCTGTATCTGAGAAAAACCTAGTAATTGCTCAAGATGCAGACAATGGAACTCCAGAAAGTGCTTTGGTAATCACTAGTCTTAAACAGCGGATTGAAAAAAGTAAAGCTTACATTGCCGAACAGCAAAAACTGATTGACAATGCGAAGGCAGAGATAGAAAAACTACAAGGTCAATAAAGGTCATAAGACCGTAGTATGAAAGCATTAATGCAGTGATATCTTATAACTAAGAAGGCCTCTCCTAAGGAGGGGCCTTTATTTGTTGTAGGAGGTGCATTTCTATGCTTAAAGTAATTTTGAAGGCTTATCACATGTATTGGATTAGATATCATAACGAATGCAGGCATCATCATTTTAGAAAACGGGACATCCATTTAGACTCGATTAGGAGAAGGTATTAATTAGTTTTTAACGAATAATTAAGTGAGGTGAGCACTGTGAATGATTTTATTTCGATTATCGTCTTCTCAATTCCGGGACTATTAGTTTATTTTTGGCTTCAATCTTTTGGGCTCAATCCTACAGTAAAGCACACGACGACTGAAGTTGCTGCAATTTCAGTATTGTTTTGGATACCAACCGTGTTACTTGCTGTTACAACTTATGACATCGCCTACGCATTAGTTGATCTTATTATTTCAGCTATCGGTTGGGATTGGTCGGGGTTAGGTTTAAAATCCATAAAGAATTTAAAAGATATCGAAGATCATGCTACTAACTTGCTATTTATCCTTTATTTTTTTGTTCTTAGTTTGGTATTTAGCTTTATTGTGGCTAGAGTTTGGTCACAAATTATTTTTGAACGCGTTCTTAAAAGCGTTAATGATGTGAGGATAAAAAGAAAGTTAGCAAAACTTGAAGATACAACCTCTGTTTGGGATGCGTTCTTTACAAAATTAGATGAGAAAAAAGAGGAAACCTTAGTGGTTGAGGTTTATAAGGTAGACAAGCCGGGAGAAGAGAAAATCGTGGGGAGTGTCACTAAAATGTCTCGTCCATATGAGGCAGATAAAGCACTTGTTTTGGAAAATGTTGTAAACAATTCAGAATCCCATAAATATTTTGAATACGAAGTGAAGAGAAGTTATATCGATGTGAAATCTGGTTTAGTAGTATCTGAGCTAAATACTACTAAACCGACAAAACATGTTGATGATTTTACTTCTTTGTTGGCGGTACCGGAAGCTGAGCAGCTGGACGAGTAGCAGAATGCGTTTCTGGCGGTCTCACTGGTAATGAGGCTGCGGGTCGAACGGTATTTCCATGAATAGTCCTTGGAGTCTTTGGTCCATCACTCATTTTTTCTCACCTCACTCATTTATTTTTTGGAGGTGGAGAAGTCAAAGTTGCAGGAGGACGGACAGCACTTCCATCCGGTTTGGCAATTGACCCATTGTTTTTCTTGCCCATTTAGAATCACCTCTTGAGTTATTTCAATTCGACAGTAAAAGCACCATTCCTGCAATCTCTGCAATAATCCGTAGCTATCACACACGGGATTGAGAATATAATAAATGAAGGAAGCCTCTCCAATTTCGGAGGGGCTTTTACTTTTGTCTGAAGGGAGGAATAGAGTTGGTAGTAATTAAGAAAGTAGAAACGGCAATAGACCTCACAAGACCAGCAGAGGAGCTTGTAGAGGTTATCATGGTAGTGCTTAGCTATTTTCCAAGTGGACAACTTGAAATATTACAAAATGTGGACCATAGAGTAGGAGAAATGTTGGCAGCATTGCAGCAATCCCAGAAAGAATTGGAAGAAACGAAAGAAACAAAAGTGTAGTGGGAGGGTAGGGATATGGAAGTATCAACTATTGTAGCAATGATTGCGGCAGTAAGTGGGATTGTCTTGGGCTGGATGGGGAAAACCCAAGCATTTAAAAAGGATGTTGCACAGGAGGCTGGTAGTGGGGCGGCATTGCGTACAGACGTTGAGTACATCAAACATGGTGTTGATGATGTTCGATTTGAGTTAAAAGACCAGGTAAGACGATTTGATGCATTAACAGAGCGAGTAACACGAGTTGAAGAGTCTACCAAGCAAGCCCATAAGCGCTTGGACAAAATCGAAGAATAGAGAGGATGTTCTGTTATGGAATGGAATGCAGTTATGGAGTTTATTAATCCTGAATTAATGGTTGTTGTCGTAGCTTGTTGGATCATCGGTTATCGGTTAAAACAAACGCCGAAAGTACCGGACTGGAGCATTGTGTATATTGTTACGCTGGTCGCCATCGTATTTGCTGTATTGATGCTAGGGTTTGTTATTACAAGCTTTATACAAGGTATCCTATGCGGTGCTGTGGCTGTATATGGTAATCAACTAGTTAAGCAGTCCCGTAAAGCTGGTGATGAGTAATGGCACTGACACTGGAACAAGTAAAGGCAAAGTCCTCCGCGCGGATCTCAGGGCTGCATCCAGTCGTTAAGGCTACTACAGTAGCACTGATTGAGCGCTGTTACGCTCGGGAAGTAAATATAGTAATTACTCAGGGGCTGCGTACAATCGCGGAGCAAGACGCATTGTATGCACAGGGACGAACGAAGCCAGGTAGTATCGTCACTAATGCCAAGGGCGGTTATAGCTATCATAATTATGGGTTTGCTGTTGATTTTGCTTTGTTGCTTCCGAATGGGTCAAGTGTCTCATGGGATATGAACCGAGACTACAACGGAAACAACATCAAAGACTGGATAGAAGTGGTGGAAGAGGCCGATAAGCTCGGCTTTGAGTGGGGGGGCGACTGGACATCATTTAAGGATTATCCGCATTTCCAAATGGTATTTGGCTTAACTCTTACTCAGCTGAGAGCTGGTGGCAAGCCATCTGAAACGGCAATGGCAAAAGCATCAGCTATTATAGATCGACTAAAAGAGGAGGTAAAGGAAGACATGATTAAAATTGCGGAGTTAGAAGCAATCGTATTAGATCAAGATGAGCGCATAGCAACTATTGAGAAGCGTTTAAATATCTCCGGCAAGGAAACCTATGCCATCAATTATACAGAGGCTATTACGGCTGCTAAAGCGGTAGGAGCGATCACCACATCGGCAGACAAGTCAAAGATAGAGCTTAATATGATTCAAATGATGTACAATATGGGATTGTTTAAAAAATGAAATCCCAAGCGTTCGGGATTATGCCCACTTGTTCTAGCTGGTTTTTCTTTTTTATCGGAGACACATGCCCAAGCATGAGGCGAAACAACCACATAAGTTATCTTAATTCATTTGCAAAGGAGGAAAAATAAATGAGTGGAAATGTTGGAGGAGTTGGTGGCGTTGGCCATCACCACCATCACCATGTTGGATTCACATCCACTGGTGCGATTCTGGTTCTTTATATCTTGCTGGTCATTATCCTTTGTTCATGCTTTATCTAGATTCTCAAACGCTTTGTATTGTGCCCACTAGATCTTGTTGGTGGCTAGAACATTAAGCAAACATTTATCATGTCTTCATACAGTCCTAAGCTAAGAAGAGTATAGGAATCACATAACCCCCTTATAATATAGATCTTGACTCTGCCGTATGTTGGTAGAGTCACTCTTTGCCCACTGGCTTCGGCTGGTGGCTTTTTTGTATAATACTCCATATGTGGTGATGAATTCTTTCTATTAAAACCCGGAGTGTCGGTAAGAATTTCCTGCTTAAGTAGGGGACTTCTTTTTATTTTCTTTAATTCCATATATCGTCAATATACTACTTTTGTAGTAGAATGTTGTCATCATAGTATGGAAAAGAGGAAAATTGATGAATGCCATTGTCCGAGAATTCCCCATACCCATTATACCACCTACCAAAAATTACTGGCTAGTTCGTACCCAATCCGGACGATACTACAGAGAATTTCGAGAGAGAGGATTCATTGGTGTTAATTGGGAAGGAATCAGCATTGAACAGATAACTGATTCTACGCATACTGAATTATCCAATCTCATTCGAACAGCATATCCTGATAAAGTTGGTCCAGGAAGAACCGCTGCACAACTTCGGACATTTGTCAGAACCATGAAAAAAGGTGATACGGTTGTTATTACAGGACCTGCCTCGAATAAGTTCTCCATTGGTGAAATCCTCGAGGACGAACCTTATTTTCAAAAAGTTTTACCAGAAGCCCTTGAATTCAACAACAGACTCTGTCCTTTTCAAAAGAGGAGGAAAGTGGCTTGGAAAAAGGAGCTACATAAATGGGAAATGGAGATGAAGTTTTTTAAGCTCCTACAACATGCGCAAAATACAATAAGCGATGCAAATGATTATGCAGATCTTATCGAGGGGCTATTACACGAGGTGTTTATAAGAGGGGATCGTGCTCAACTAATTCTCGAAGTGAAAAAGGAAGGCAAGATTCCTTTTTCATCATTTTTTTCAATGGGTAACGAAATCATTGATTTAGCCCACGAATTTAATGAGTTTTCAACGACATTTAAAATTGATGTAGACGAACTATCTACAGAAGTCAACATAAACTCTCCAGGGAGAATTAAATTTGGAGGGTTTGCCATGTCTATCGTGTTACTTGGTACTATATTAGTCGGTATATCAGGTGGGAAATTTAATGTTACATTCCCTGTAGTTGGTGGCGGGATAGAACTGGAGATTCCTGGTGTGGTGCAAATTGTAAATGATTTTTTAGATCATCGCGACGAACGATTAAAAAAAGACGCGGTATTGAAAGTATATATGGAAGAACTTGAAGTTAAAACTCCTGATGAATTTAACACTTTGTATAATGGAAATGCAGTCCAAACTGTGACTGAAGTAGTGTATAATGATGACGAGAAAACAAATATTGCGGATAATGGTGCTTCTGAATAGGAGTGAATTGGTATATAATAAGTACCATAATATGTATGGAGGTGTAATTTAACATGGTTGCATTTATGAATAGTATATCTGTTATTGGCACCTTCTTGCTGTTATTCGGTGTAATTTATTTTATCCAGCGACTAACTTTTGGGTTGTTGCCATTATTCAAGAAACGCATCAATGGTTTTATGTCTCTAGGTGATTTAACATTCAGCCTTACCACCCTTTTAATTATTGTTACTTGTGTTGATATTTTAAAACCATACTAATCAAAAAACGCCAATAATATGGCGTTTTTTTTGATTTTCATACGTTTAAGATCCCTAATTGCTAGACTCAATAGTGCATAGGTTAAGTACTTATTAAGGGGGATTTCCCTTATCGTCACATACATAATCCAATCTTATCTTTAGGTAATTATATCCAATCATTGTTAACAGTCTCGGGATGTGATATTGTAATTTACGTTATGAGTTTTGTTTCCAAAAGCTCCTTAGTTAACGGATTTATACGTTAATAAGGAGGTGATTCATATCATGAAAATTGATCCACGCTTTGTATTAATCTGGACACTGATTTTACTGCTTCTGGTAATGTCGTTTCTAATCGTTATGCTTAAACATTAACTAATGATGCTTTTGGATCCGGTATCTTCCCTCTTTGGGGGAGGATATCTGGATCAAAAGAATAAATATATATAGAATGCATGAAAAAAAGCTTTGTCGCGAGTTACTTCGGACAAAGCTTTTTTCATTGATGATGAAGTGTTTTATTCATTCGTTTCACCTTCAACCCGTAACCTAATTACTCGTGAAATGCTATCCACATCAATGTATGGCACCCAAACCGGCCCCTCGATCGTATTTATCTTTACTCGTTCCGGATCTGCAGATACCTCCGCAATACCCTTTATCTTGTCCCCATTTAATAGCCAAACAACAATCAATTCTCGTCTTACGGCTGCGACCTTTAAACTTTGCTTAAGCTTTTTATCCATGACCACACCTCGGGTCTTTTATGATTATTATACACCCGGACTGATATCCAAAGGAAAATTTTCCTTACTAGTGATATAGAGTACATATACATAATGTTCCAAATGAAATATACTAAAATAATATTTTTCAAATATTTCACTTATGTAGTTAAGGAGAATAAATATGTCAGAGATAAAAATAATGAATGTAAAATCATCGGCGAATGTGCGAGCCTTGGCTGGAGCTATTTATAACTCATTAGAAAATCCGAATGTAGAAATTGCTATGGTTGCAATAGGTCCTGCAGCTGTTAATCAAGCAGTTAAGGCAGTGGCAGTAGCAAGAGAATATGTATCACTTATGGGAATAGATTTAACTGTAACGCCTGCTTTTATAAAGGTTGAAGTTGATGGGGGAGTAGAAAAAAATGCTATTCAGTTATTAGTAGCTGTAAAGTGAACACTAAATAATTGATAATAGAGGGATACATATAATGAGTGACATCGAATGTTTAATAACAATTGGTCATAAGGATTTCTTAAAGCTAATCAAGTGCCTAAATATTACTGGTCACCTTGCAAAAAATACATTAGAAAAAAGACGTATGATTTCAGTAAATATTCGACTGCAAAAAGCACTCAGAGCGGGGAGGTTTGAAGTGTTAATTGGATTAATTGAGGCACTCGCTATATCAAATGCACTGGAGATATTATATGAAAGACCGGCAATCGAAATTATTAAAGAAGCGATATACAAGAAAGAAACTGAAATTAAGGGGTGATTGTTTGTTTCAGCACTACATAGGTGTCTGTCTGGTACCAGGAAGATCCACACCACATAGGTCAATCAATGGATTATGACAGATTGTTTAAGGCTATGTACCGATCTCAATTAAGCTAGCTTATTCTCGATTCTTCTGGTTTTTATTTAAATTTAGAGCATATATAAAACAAACCCACCAACTATACCTGGTGGGTCATTTTGTTTAATTGGATAATAGCAGAAAAGAAGATATGGAATTTGCAATTTAATGATTAGATTGTATATAGGCTTGCAACGTAACCTTCATGATTAAAAAAGATAACAAAAGCTGAAGGGCTATCACTCTCTTTATTTACGTAAGTCCATTGCTCGATATCTTGGAAATTATATTGTTTTCCAAATACTTTTTTCATTTCTTCTATTTCTTCGGAACTACCTCTCAATGGTGTTTTTACTTCATCAGGTTTCGAAATTACGTTTAGTACTTGCGCTTTACTCATTCCACGTTTAATAGTTACTCCATTATAAATATAGGAATTAAACATTCCTAAACCATCAGCTATAGATGGGTTGAGGTTAGTGTCTGGTGGTTGTGAAGGAATGGAGTTCTGTCCATCTATTATTGCATAGGGTATAGTTACATCGATAATCCCTTCCGCAAACGACCCGACTTCATATGGATTAAATCTAATAGTTATCCCTGAATCCCTGAAATAAAATGGAGATTTTGTTGGGTCAAGGGGGAAATCAGTAATATTCTCTTCGAAAATACCTACCCCTTTCTTCGATTTTTCTGATAATACGTAAGAAATATATTCTTTTGCGTTACTTATTTTCGTTTTTGAGTTAAGGACATCTTTAAGATATAGCCTTTTTCCAGATGATATATCAAAATTGTATGTATCAGTCCATTGTTGATCGTGTGCTCCACCCCAGTATTCACTTGTTTCATTATTTACTGAAAATACATTGTTTTTGTTATACATTAACCTAGTTGTGGTTTTAAACCAGTATTCAGAATTATCTTTTTTTGCTTCTGAATTCTGAATTGCAGCATTAACGGCAAATTGTTTTAGGATTGAGTTAATTGTTTTTGCATATTTACTATTACTTGACTTTGTAATCTCAATATAAGGCTGTCCTTTGTAATTATTTGTTTTAATGGTTGTTGCACTTGTAGCTGCATATAAATTCCCCATCGGATAAAACAGCAGAAAGAAGCTAAAAATCCATATTAATACTGCGAAAACTCGATTCCTCATATTGATTCCCCCACTTTCATTAATTTTTACATATCTCCATTATAGTAAAAAAATTCTAATAAAACATAAGACCATGAAAAAGATTTTGTTCGTGTTTAGTTGCTTTACGAATGTATGTTTGGTTATAATACAAACAAATGTTCTCATAAATGGAGGCGTACACGATGGATCTGACCAGAAGAGAAAAGGAAGCGTTAGCAGCTATAAATACACTTTTTGATCGTTTGAAGTACTCGCCAACTGTCCAAGAAATCGCTGATGAAATGGGGTTATATTCGAAATCATCAGCTTTTCGTTATATCCAGACACTCGAAAATAAAGGGTACATTGAACGAAAAGAAAGCTCACCTAGAGCTCTGAGGGTGATTAGACATGCTGAGTGATACACCACGTAAATTATTGCTGATTATTAATCACTATTGTAGACATTTTGGGCGAATGCCAGGAATGCCGGAACTTGAGCGACTAAGTGGTCGAATGCCTGTTGATATTCGAACCGGATTGAAAGAGTTGACGGAGGGAAATTACATCGAATGGAACCCAAACACGCCGCCCGAAATGGCTTGTATTATCTCAGGTTGGGAAAAAGATAATCCATCTCACAGAGATCCTGAAGAGGTTATAAAAAATAATCCTACAGAGAGAATACGGACTATTGGATGTATTATTAGGGGGAATAGTTATGCAGAGAAAGAAACTAGCAGGTAATGGATTGTGGGAGGGCAGTCGTATGATCATGCCAGAGCATAAACAACGCATACTTAATGATGCGATGAATGAGGAGACCCGTAAAAAGCCCGTGCTTGATCCTCAATTGATAGAAGAGATACAACAGGTGTTAGCTCAATCGTTAGAAGATTGTAGTCCAATCACTCTTAAATTATTTGGCGAACATGAGGACAGATCCATCCATGGGATAGTCATGAGAGTAGATCAGTACCTTAGACAGATTAAGTTTCGTTATGGCGACGATTGGGATTGGATTAAAATAGAGGACATTATTGGAGCGAGTTCGTAATAAAACTTTGCTTATTAATCGTTTATATGAAGATATAAGGAGTTTGTGAAATGAGTGATGGTAAGGATTTAGTTACTATTAATATAGATAAATCGGAAATATTATTAATCTGCAAAGAAAAAATAGAGAAATTACTTGATGAATTAGATAATGAGTACGTATTTTGGGATACAGCAGAGCTTAAAAAACGAACTTGTATGAGTTGGAATTCAATTCAAGATACATTTTTCTTTGATGATAGGTTTCCAAAATATAAAATCGGTGGGAAATGGTATTATCCGGTTAAAGAGACACGTACCTTTTTGGAAAAGTGGCTAAGTGAACAAAACAAATAATTTTTTATTGAGAGATGTTTGAAGAAAAGAGGAACGATAAACATACGAGCAAGCCCCATCAGTTAACGAGGGGGCTTGCTTTCTGGTCATTCGTGGTATTTCAGTTTGCAAAATTGTTAAGAGTGCAGATTTCTTTTTTTCTCTTCAACCAACAGATTTACCACAATACTGACTGTACACTTTTTGAAGTTGGCTTCTTGGCGCAACCATTCCAATAGTTCCGGTTCAAAATATATCGCCTCACGAATTTTCTTTTCGGATTCATCTTTTTTAGGTCGCCCAGCCATAAGATCACACTCCTTATTTTATTGAATTTTACAGCATTTAAAAACATTTAGCAATATTCGATATTATGTATTTACAAGCATTTAAAAGCATGTTAAATTAGATTCAATAACATAAATAAACTTAACGGGATGAGATGAGGGACTGCGTTATGTGGTCGTTAATGCTCAGTGAGTTGATAAAAAGATAGTAAGATACTTAAGCCTAATCGATCTATTACGTAGTAAATAAGTAGTATACTCAATACCTGGTAGGGTTATATAATTAACCTAGTGAATGAAAATTATGTCAGGCGGTGTTGTGCTTTGTTGTGGGAGCCAGTAGGTTTTATGTTTTTTTCCATCCTAGAAGGTATAGGGCTTGTAACATTAATGCTTACAATTTTTAGATTTAAAATTAAGTATTACATTTGGCCTTCATTATCAATAGTTATCTTTATGAGTCTCGCAAGTTTCATACTGCGCAATGAATTGTCGCTTTCCTACGTTGTGCCAATTATTAATGTAGTAGGGTTCATGTTCTTCATTGCTATTATCTTTAAACAGTCCACAGTAGGATCAGCAATAATGTCTATTACGGGTTATTTTTCTTATGGAATTATTCAAGTGATACTAGCGAAAGCGATCTACGGTAATATGCAAGCATTAGAAACAAATATAGTAAATGGATACATACTTCAATCTGTTACCTTTATTGCGTGCTCTGCGCTTTCCTATTATCTGTACGGACATGGTTATGGTTTTGCGATTGATTTCTTTGATAAATTTAGATTTAAGTTTGAGAACGTTTTTATAATGAGCGTCATAGTGGTATCTATTACCCTGTTTGCCTTCATAATGTACACGATCAACTTAACTGCAATGAGCATTTTGTTTTTAATTAGTTTGATATTCTTTTTATATTATTCATTCAGGAAAGAGGTGCAGGCTGTACGTAATGGTAGATAACTTAGCATTTAGTATTGCGAGAAGAATTAAAAACACGGTTCCGAATCATCCATCGTCAATAAACGTTCTGAAGTATGCTTTGATTGTAATCTTAAATGCTATGTTTGGAATTGCGCTGTCTTTATTAATCAGCATTCTTACGGGTAAAACAAGCGAGGTTATTATTATTATACTTTCGTTTGCTTTGTTGAGACAGTTATCAGGTGGATACCATATTAAATCTTCAGATGGCTGCGTAATATTTACAGTATTTCTATTTACTTTGATCTCTTTAATATCGTTAAATTCAATAACAGTATTGATTCTTAACTGTAGCAGCGTGATATTAGCATTGTTTTTTTCTCCAAGTAAAATTGACAAACAATCGAAAATCCCTAAAAAATATTACCCATATTTAAAAATAGTGAGTGTATTACTAGTTACAATCAACTTTTATTTACAGTCTTCGACAATTGCTATGGCGTTTTTTGGGCAATGTTTCTCCTTAATTCGACTAAAAAGGACTTAAATCGCGCCATGTGGATTGTAACGACCGATGAATTTAATGGTATCAAGGAGAGTTGGTAACAGAAAAAGGATTCGCTCAAAGCGAAAATTGAAGGAGGTGAAATGAATGAAAAAAAACTTCGTTTATAAAGCAGCTACGCTTTTATCTGTGATTGCATCTGTAGTGGTATCTATTGATAGTTTTCTGCTTGTACACCAGCCAGAAACACCAGAAGAGCTGCGCTAGGAGATGTTTGGATGAAGTTATCTGTATATCGCGAGATAGCGCTAAAAGAGTTAACAGAAGTAACTCCTAGCGATATCCTTTTCTTTCAATATGAAGAAGAGATAAAGAAAATAATTGTTCGAACATGTTCAAGTAAATACTATCTTACTGGATCAATCAACTATTGGAGCGACCTTATGGCTATAAATGGATTCAATTTCATGATAGCAGGACGCGATTCAATTATTAATATAGATCAAGTTAGAGCGGTTGAATGTGGTCGTAATTTTGCATACTTTGAACAATATCCTACATCAGATTCACAATACTGTGCTTTTTCCAAGGCTAGGTTTATGTATCTCATGGATAAGATAGGCATTCCATTGAGCAGAGTTAAATTTGCAGAAAAAAGAAAAGAACTAATCGTGATCTAATCCACCCAAAAGGTGGATTTTTCTTTTATAGGCTATCTAAGGGGAGAAACTGTCGAATCGTGCTGTCGAAAATCTGAAATTCACACAGTGGGAAAAGTACTACACTTTTATGTAAAATGCTGGTTTAATAAAGGAGGGTGATAAAATTGTTGACAAAAGTATCGCGAACATCTTTGTTGGGTGTTCACCATGGGGAGTATAAAAATACTCCGTCCTGTTACGCTTCAAGGAAATCGTATAGCTCGGATTCTACACACCCAAGTACCTTACAAATGGCTCTACTTACAAGGGGATTGGGATATTTTAGTCCGCGCTCATACTTTGAAATCATTGTGTCGGAAATTGATATTTCATACTTGGCGAACAATTTGTCAGATAATTCCTGCTGGCTCATGCCCTTCAATTCCCTTATTTCACGTAACAGGCACTCCCCTAAGATGAGTGCCATAATTCCTCCGATTATTAAAAAATTATTAAGAAGGTGATTTCATGAAAATTATAACACAAGGCTAAATTGAAGGCACTAATGCAGAATAAAAAAAGATTGGAGGAATGCATATGGTATTCATTACCGTTACAGAAACCGAAGATGGCGATGGAATCCAGCAGATAAATATTGAGGATATACTTTATATGCATTTTGATAACCGGTTATTTATTTCGGTTCAGACTAAAACTGCTCAATATGTTACTGTTGGACCACTTAGATTCTGGGAGTCATCATTTGAAAAGGCTGGACTGAATTTTATGCGATTAGATCGAGGAGTCTTGGCGAACTTGGATAAAATCAAAGTGGTGGACTCTGAATATAAACTAGCGTATTTTGATTCAAATATAGATAACAACACTATAAGATGCACAATGTCCATTACAGGTTATAAAGCATTTTGTGATCTATATGGTATAAATCGAAAATCAGATAGGGCTGGTGGGGGGCAAATACGTAAGGACCTGTCCTGGCAGACGGGTCCTTAAGAAAGCAAAACAATTCAAAATTCATTTAAAATATATCACATTTCAAATTTAAAAAGTAACGGTTTTCGACCGTCAAATTATACTTGACATTAAGAATGGTTATGTATAAACGTTTATCTCGAAAAGACCTATGATATACATTTCGGAAGGAGAGCAACTTGTTGATTAGCACTCATACAATAACATATGATAAACCGATAGAGAAAAAATACTTAGAATATAAAGTGAGGGTAACACTGAATTTTATGAAAGTTAAGCTTCCAGCAAAAGTCCGAGTAATTACCCCAGATAAAATATATGAGCTACATTTATTAAAGTAAGTGAGATGGCTGCCTGAGTCGTGAATAAGGTAGCCAATTTTTTCGAAAAGAATAATTTCGTCCCCAATCCGTCCCCAAGACCAATATTCGTAAACTTATAGAGCAACACCGATGATTTAAAAAAAAGAAAACCCCTTATATAATAAGGGGTTTTCTTTGTAAATCATATAGGACGGATGGGGTTCGAACCCATGACCCCTACCCTGTCAATGTAAACTATTATGGATTGTGAGACAG